TCTACGCTGCAGATGCGAACGGATGACGGTGCGGCTTATATTGAGCTCGACCCAAACAGCCATGCCGTGAATATCGTGGCGCCGGGCGGCCTGAACGTGACGACTCCTCTCGCCAAATTCAGCCAGGCGGTGACCATTACCGGATTGCTGACATGGATGGGCGGAATGGTCGGCAGCCTTGCAACTGGAACCGCGGCGAAAATTACGGGCGCCATCGAGTTTATCGGTAGCCTGAAGTCCAACGGCAAAGATATCAGCGACAGTCACACGCACAGCGGCGTGCAGACCGGCACTGGCAATTCTGGCAAGGTGAACTGATGCGATACAGACGCGAAGATGCCAATGGTGACTACACCTTCGGGCAGGGCGATGATACCTGGCTGATTAACTCACCGGAAACGGTGGCGCAGGCGGTGAAGACGCGCTTTCTGCTGTGGTATGGGCAGTGGTTCCTCGACACGACAGAGGGAACGCCGTGGATCCAGTCCGTACTGGGTAAGCAGAAGCCGGAAACCTACAACCTCGCCATTCGCCAGCGCATCCTTGAGACGCGAGGCGTTAACTCTATCAAGTCGTTCGATACGACGCTGAATACATCATCCCGACGCGTAGTGTTTACCGCGACGATCGACACTATCTACGGAACGACGACAGTCACAAGCGAGGCGTAATGGCTCTCAATTTAGATACGCTGGGGCTCTCCGCTACGGTGACCGCCTCAGGGATAAGTGCGCCTGATTACCAGACAATCCTGAGCACTATCACCGAATATTTTCAGCAGATTTACGGCACCGACGCTTATCTGGAGCCTGACAGTAAAGATGGGCAGATGGTCGCGCTTGTAGCGCTGGCGGTACATGATGCCAACAATACGGCGATTCAGGTTTACAGTTCCTTTTCGCCATCCTCCGGCATGACCGACGCCCTTACGCGAAACGTCAAGATCAACGGCATCGCTCGTAAGGCGGCCACCAATTCCACGGTTGACGTGACGCTGACCGGCACCGCAGGAACGACGATCACAAACGGCTCGGTAAAGGATGCCAATGGCATCATCTGGAACCTGCCAGCCAGCGTGACAATCGATGTGGGCGGTTCTGTAACCGTGACGGCTACTTGCGCTAATTCAGGCGCAGTAGCAGCAGTTGCTGGAAGCAAGTATCACCAAAATCAATACGCCAACACGCGGCTGGACGGCCGTATCCAACGCTAACGCAGCGACTGTAGGCTCTGCCGCGGAAACTGATGCTCAGCTTCGAGTGCGACAGTCACAGAGCGTGGCAATACCCGCGCTGACGCCGTTTGATGCTGTCGACGGCGCGATCGCCAACGTAGCAGGCGTAACCCGTCATAAGCTTTACGAGAACGATAGCGGAGCAGTGAATAGTGACGGCATTCCTGCCCACTCAATAGCGGCGATTGTGGACGGTGGGGACGTTACGGAGATCGCACAGACTATCCGTGGCAAAAAAGGCCAGGGTGTTGCCACGTTCGGCTCGACGACCGTCACTGTGCCGGATAAATACGACA